ACGGTCTAAATGATTTAAAAATTTTTGTCTATCAGCTAAAAAATAATATTTCTTATTTAATCTAGATTTTTGTACTACGTTCATTTGACCCCGCCCGCTAGTATTTAAACATAAGTCAATACAGACAGGGCTAGCGTTAACGCATATATTAACCCCGCCTATATTTGACGGGGCTAAGTGTAAAATTTCACTTAAATATTTAAATTTTCCTGATTTTTGCATTTTATAGGTTGAACTACCTAATAATTTTTTTTGCGGTTTATATGTGTATTTCATAACTATAAACAATCCTGACAATAACGCTTATCTAAATTTGAGTACCAATCAGGACGTATAGACACCCCGCAACATCTACAATTTAAAAATACATCACCTTTTTTTGAATTGTCTTTTTTTAATTTTTTTTCAAATTTTTTGATTTCAATATAATCTTGTATATTTGTATATTCTTTAACTTTCATAATTTTCAAACTTTCTAATATGGGACGTTATACTTCAACGTCCCATATTTCAACATTTAATTTACTTCCATATCCTTAGTTAAAACAAGCGGGTCTTCGTATGGCTCGAAGCTATCAACCTTGTTTAAATGGTATGATACGTCTTTATTATCATTTAATTGATCATAAGCTAAAAGCATTCTCAAAGCTTCTGTCAAGCTAAACGGCTTAGACTTCATTATTTCATAATTATCATTTTTTAAAAATTTATATTTTTTAATTATGAAAAATTTATCTTCTTTTTTATCTTCCATTAGTTATAACTCTTATTTTCGATTTGAAGCGCCTTAGTTTTATTCCATATAATACCAACACCCGATAAAACCTTCTCAAGTACAGTATTTAATTGTTCAGGGACGCCACATTCAAAAACTGAATTAATCGCGCTTTGTTTATACAATTTCAGTTCTTTTACTTTTTTACCTTCAGGCGTTTTTTCAGCTTCGATTTGTGCGAGATGTTGCGCCCATTCTCTTAACTGTTCTCTACAATCTTCAGGCATTATACCCCGCGTACCATAAGAAGAGCTAGACCAATAATTGTCTTTGTCCCTCTTATCAAATTTATAACTTAATTTGTCTTTTAGTTCAGCGTCTTTAATTTTACCAAAAAACGTCTGCGCCTTCCGTTGTTTTATTTCTAGTTCAGCAATTGCGCCTTCTAGCTCTTTTATTACAACATCAGCTTTTATTTTTTTGGCAAGTTTCAATTCTGCGGTTTCAGTTAAATCCGCAACAATTGATTTTACGCTCAATTCCGCTTGATCTATTAAAGGGTCAATTTCAGAATTGATACGCTTTTTTAAATGTTCCAACTGATATTTAGTCGGATAGGTAGATTTACTCATATATTTATATCCTTTATGTTGAGTTAATATCCTATAATTAAATAGTCATTTTTAATTGGATTGCAAGTCTTATTGTACTGTAAAAATAAAATTATTTTTTATTTAATAACTGTTGCATTTTTGCAACATAAACGCCCGTTTTTTACATTATAATAATTCTAATCTATAAAGTTATTAAAAGTTATAATCAGGCCGTCACGCGCCCCCCGATACTCGCTAAAACTTTCTAGCTACGAGCAACTCGCGTCTAGGTTGTATCGCGCTAGTTTAGAATAATTCTAAAAAATAAAACTTGATTATAAAAACTTATCCTATAAAGTCCCTAAAGAAAGTGAGAAATAAAAATATGAAACAAACAATTACAGAAAATCATTTCATAGATGATTTTAGAAAAATACGTCCTTCTAATTTTTCATACGAGGGATTAAAAGCGCTCTATGAGTACTTAACAGAATTAGAGGATGATTGCGGGGAGCAATTGGAATTTGACCCGATTGCTTACTGTTGCGAGTTTACAGAATATGAAGATATAAAAGACTTTCAACGGCAACACGGTCACCCCGATGACCACCCGACCAAACAATACACAATAGAAGAGATTAGATATTTTACTCAAGTAATAGAAGTTCCAAACTCTAAAAGAATAATAGTTCAAAATTTCTAAGCTTCTCGCACCCCGTCACGCGCCACGCGTGGCGGGTTTTTTTATCTCAATAGAGGTACCACAACACACCCTAAAAAATCTAGATTTTAAATTTTTAAACTATTTATCGCGCAAAAATGTTACTAACATGTGTTAGTATTGTCGGATTTGTAGCCTTAACCACCTCAAAATCATTATTGCTTTCTAGGATAATACCTAATAAAACAACAATCGTTGGAAACATTAACCAAAAAATTTTACAAAAAATTTTTTTCAAATGCATATTGATTTAGACAAAATAAAAAAACTTCCCCCCGACATCAAAAAAGACTTTATGAAAATGTACGTAAAGCTTGATGAAAAGAAAAAGATCCTAAAAGTAAAAGACGATTTTCTATCGTTTGCCAAACATATGTGGCCTGATTTTATTGAAGGAGAACATCATAAGATTATTGCAGATAAATTTAATCAGATAGCTCAAGGCAAAATTAAAAGATTAATCGTTAATATGCCACCAAGACATACCAAGTCCGAGTTCGCCAGCTCCTTGCTGCCCGCTTGGATGATCGGGCGTAATCCAAAACTTAAAATAATTCAAACAACTCACACCGGGGAACTAGCAATCAGATTCGGTCGTAAAGCAAAAACACTTATGGATACACAAGATTATAAACAAGTGTTCGAGACAAGACTAAGAGAAGATAGTCAAGCAGCGGGGAGATGGGAAACAGAACAAGGTGGTGAATACTTTGCATCTGGTGTTGGTGGTGCGATCACAGGTCGTGGTGCAGATTTATTAATTATTGATGACCCGCACTCAGAGCAAGACGCCATGAACATGACAGCTTTAGAGCGAGCATACGAATGGTATACGTCAGGACCACGTCAAAGGCTTCAACCAGGTGGATCTATTGTTTGTGTAATGACAAGATGGAATACAAAAGATCTAACAGGTATGCTATTAAAACATCAAAAGGAAGCAAAGTCAGATCAGTGGGAGCTGGTAGAGTTTCCAGCGATCATGCCAAGTAACGAACCTGTATGGCCTGAGTACTGGAAGATAGACGAATTAGAATCTGTAAAAGCATCTTTATCGATTGGTAAATGGAATGCACAGTGGATGCAGAATCCAACATCTGAGGAAGGAGCTATCATAAAACGTGAGTGGTGGAACGTTTGGGAAAAAGAAGATATGCCACCACTAGAGCATGTGATACAATCTTATGATACTGCATTCATGAAAAAAGAAACAGCTGACTATAGTGCGATCACGACATGGGGTGTCTTTCGCGAGAACGAGGATAGTCCACAGCAGTTAATACTGGTTGATGCACTGAAAGGCAGATACGAGTTTCCCGAACTTCGTCGGATAGCAAAAGAGCAGTATGATTACTGGAAACCTGAAACAGTATTGATTGAAGCAAAAGCTAGTGGATTGCCATTAACATACGAGTTGAGAAATATGGGGATACCTGTAGTTAACTACACCCCATCAAAAGGAAACGATAAGCATGCCAGAGTAAATGCTGTTGCACCTTTATTTGAATCTGGTATGATATGGGCTCCTGAAGAAAAGTTTGCAGAAGAGGTGGTTGAAGAGTGTGCAGCTTTTCCATACGGGGATCATGATGACTTGGTCGATAGTATGACACAAGCTGTGATGCGTTTTAGACAGGGAGGGCTGGTACCGCATCCTGAAGATTATGAAGAAGAGCAAATTGTAAAAACTAAAAGGACTTACTATTAATGTCAGAGCTAACAGATAAATATTCAAAAAATTTTAGCACAAGAAAAAAGAAAGAATTTGAAAAACGTGTTCGTGAACTTGCAGGTCAAATGTCAGAGGAGTCTGCAATAGATTTAGTTTTGAAAGAATTGTTTGATGAAAAGTTTTATAGCGGCGGAAGAGTCGGCTTTGGAATGGGAGGTATTTTTTCTGCTGATCCAGATAAAGCTGTTAAATTTAATTTAGACGGGGAAATAATAAATTTAAATCCAGAATTTTTTAATATGTTTATGGGACCATTTATGAATGATCCTGAGATGAGAAAAAGAAGAATAGATGATTTAAAACAAGAAATTAGAAGAAATCAAAAAATTAAAAAAGCCGCTAAGGGAGGCTTGATAGACAAGCCACTAGGAGCGGGAGGCAAGAAATCAGGACCACCACCAAAAAGAGGGCCTAATCCACAAGGCTTGAATATTAGGAATAATACTGTTAAGACGGTAAAACTGGAGAAATAAATGTCAGAAATAGATAAAGCTTTACCTAATGAGGTGCGAAAAGAAATTAATATTCCTAGCGCGGATGAGATACAAGTAGAATTAGAAAAAGAAGAATCAAAAGAAACAAAAGGACCTGTTGAGGTTCAGCAAAACGAAGATGGAAGTGTAGACATAAACTTTGATCCGTCTTCTGTAAATGTTGAAGGAACACCAGATCACTTTTCTAATTTAGCAGAATTATTACCAGATGACGTTTTGGATCCTTTAGGAAGTCAAATGTATGAAAATTATACAGACTACAAAGCATCAAGAAAAGATTGGGAAAAAACTTACACATCAGGATTAGAGCTGTTAGGTTTTAATTACGATGATAGAACAGAACCGTTTCGAGGAGCGAGCGGCGCGACACACCCGGTGTTAGCAGAAGCTGTTACACAGTTTCAAGCTTTAGCGTATAAAGAATTACTACCAGCAGGTGGTCCAGTTAGAACTCAGATCATAGGTGTAGCAACACCAGATAAAGAAGCTCAATCACAAAGAGTAAAAGAATTTATGAATTATCAGATTATGTCTGAGATGAAAGAGTATGAACCAGAGTTTGATCAAATGTTGTTTTACTTACCACTAGCAGGTTCTGCATTTAAAAAAGTTTACTACGATGAGATCATGAAAAGAGCTGTTTCAAAATATGTGCCAGCGGATGATATCGTTGTACCATATACTGCAACATCTTTAGACGACTGCGAATCTGTAATACACAGAGTTCGTATAACAGAAAACGAATTAAGAAAACAACAGGTTGGTGGTTTCTATAGAGACATAGAAATTAACCCAGCTTACATGGATGAGTCAGCTTCTGAAAAAGCTGAAAGAGAACTTGATGGGATGTCTAGAGGAAGAGATGAAAGAATGTATACTTTGTTGGAGTGTCATGTAACATTAGACTTAGAAGGTTTTGAGGATATGGGAATAGATGGAGAGCCAACAGGAATTAAACTTCCATATATCGTAACTGTTGAAGAGGGAACAAGAAAAGTATTATCAATTAGAAGAAACTATGAAGCAACTGATGTTAACAAAACTAAAATTAATTATTTTGTACATTTTAAATTTTTACCAGGACTAGGTTTTTATGGTTTTGGATTAACCCACATGATTGGAGGATTATCAAGAACAGCAACCGCTGCACTAAGACAATTGTTAGATGCAGGAACTTTATCAAACTTGCCAGCAGGATTTAAAATGCGTGGAATCAAAATGAGAGATGAAGCGCAATCAATACAACCAGGAGAATTTAGAGATGTTGATGCACCAGGTGGAAACCTGAAAGATGCATTTATGACTTTACCATTTAAGGAACCATCTCAAACTTTATTACAGCTTATGGGTGTCGTGGTATCAGCAGGGCAAAGATTTGCATCTATTGCCGACCTGCAGGTAGGAGATGGGAACCAACAAGCAGCAGTGGGCACGACAGTGGCTATGTTGGAACGAGGATCGCGAGTTATGTCTGCGATTCACAAAAGAATGTATGCCGCGATGAAAAAAGAATTTACTATTTTAGCTAGAGTATTTAAAACTTATCTACCTCCAGTTTACCCCTATGATGTTATTGGTGGACAAAATCAAATTAAACAATTAGATTTTGATGACCGTGTAGACATCTTACCAGTTGCAGATCCAAATATCTTTAGCCAAACGCAAAGGATATCTTTAGCTCAAACGGAAATGCAGTTGGCTGCCTCAAACCCTCAAATACATAATCAATACGAAGTATATCGTAATATGTATGAGGCATTGGGGGTAAAAGATATTGATTTAATTTTAAAAAGACCAGAAAGACCTGTACCAAAAGACCCTGCACTAGAGCATATTGATGCTTTAGCAGGTAAACCTTTCCAAGCTTTCCCTGGTCAAGACCATCAAGCACATATTACAGCGCATTTAAACTTTATGGAAACTAATATGGTAAAAAATTCACCCGCTGTTGGCGCTGCAATACAAAAAAATATACTAGAACACATAAGTTTAATGGCGCAAGAACAGATTGAAATGGAATTTAAACAAGAAATACCTCAATTAGTTCAAATGCAACAGCTAGCTATGCAAAATCCACAGCTTCAACAGCAGGTAAGAATGCTTCAAGAGAGAATCGAAGCTAGAAAAGCTGTTTTGATATCAGAAATGATGGATGATTTTGCAAAAGAAGAGAAAAAAATAACTTCACAGTTTGATAATGACCCAATTGCAGCACTAAGAGCAAGAGAATTAGACTTAAAAGCTAAAGATGATGCTAGAAAAGAAAAAGAAGGTGAAGAAAGACTAAATTTAGAGCGTATGAGAGCTATGATGAACGATCAAAACCAAGATGAGAAGATGGAACAGAATGAAGAGCTAGCTAAATTACGTGCAGATACATCAATTCAAAAAACTATTTTAAGTAAAACAATACCACCTGCAAAAGAAGTTCCAGATGCTATTTCAATAATTAGAAAAGGAGAATAATTATGTGGTTTAGTGCATTAAAACTTGGATTAAACGCGGCAACGCATATCTACAAGAAAAAACAAGAAACAAAAATGAAAATGGCTGATGCACAGCTGATGCATGCAGATAAGATGGCCCGTGGGGAGAGCGAATACCAGGGCAAATTGTTAGAGGCCCGACAATCGGACTGGAAAGACGAGTTCGTGTTGGTCGTGTTAACGCTCCCAATATTAGTCATCGCTTGGGGGGTCTTCTCGGAGGATCCGGGTGCATCTGCAAAGATAAAAGAGTTCTTTGAGCAGTTTCAACAACTGCCCAGCTGGTTCACGAATTTATGGATTCTTGTCGTAGCGAGTATTTATGGTATAAAGGGAACACAAATCTTTAAAAACGGAGGAAAAAAATGAGAAAAGATTACGGAACAAGAAATAAAATGATGGGTGGTGGCATGATGAAAAAAAGAACCATGATGAAAAATGGTGGTTTAAAAATGGTAACAAAGAATGGTAAAAAAGTTCCTTTCTTTGCTGCTGATGGTAAAGGCGCTAAAGATCTTGGTAAAGCTAAAATGATGAAAGGCGGTCGTGTTAAAAAAATGGGCGGCGGTATTTCAAAATTAAATCCAGGTCTTCAAGCTTTTATGAAAAAGAAAATGGGTAAAAAATAATGACTAAATTATGTCCAAGAGGTAAAGCGGCGGCGAAGCGAAAATTTAAGGTATATCCCAGTGCATACGCGAACGCATACGCCTCTAAAATTTGTGCAGGTAAAATAAAAGATCCGTCTGGTGTAAAAAGAAAAGATTTCAAAGGACGTAAACCAGCTGCCATGGGTGGCAGAATATACAGAGCTGGTGGTGGACTTACGGAAGCTACACAAAGATTACGAAGGCAAGGTCTTTCAAATGGTGGCGTTATACAATTAACAGGTTTTGGTAAAGCACGAAGACCAAATAAATAATCATGGCAAAGAACGGTTTAGATAAATGGTTCAAACAAAAATGGGTAGATATTGGGAGCAAGCGAAAGGATGGCTCTTTCGCAAAGTGTGGCCGTTCAAAACAGAAGGCGGACGCGAAGAGAAAATATCCCAAGTGTGTCCCACTTGCAAAAGCGAGACGTATGTCAGAAGGCCAAAGAAGATCTGCCGTTGCAAGGAAACGGGCCGCTGCCAATG